GGGAGAAAGGAGGAAAAAAAGAAAGGAGAGGGAATCAAACTTTAAAAGTAATACCGAGAAGTTATGCATCAAGTGTTAGTATGATACTAAGAGATGATTCAACAAACACCTCAACAACATACACAGTAAGCACTACAACAGACAAAAACTATTTAGTGTTATCACAAGCATTAAGTCCTGTACTTGTAGAGGGTAGATTCTACGATCTCACTTTAAAAGAGGGAAGTAATGTAATATATAAAGATAAAGTTTTCTGTACAGACCAAACTATTTCAAGTTACTCAGTCAATAGTGGAGAATACACAATACCAACAGGAAACGATGTATTTGATAATGATTATATAATTATATGAAAAACAAATCAGATTTAAGTATTGTAAATTTAAGCACTTACACTTCTCCTATAGTAAAGGAAGTAAGAGGCAAAGACTTTATCGAGTATGGAGAAGATAACAACTACTTTCAATACCTAATAGACAGATATAACGGAAGTCCTACCAATAACGCTATTATAAATGGTGTTAGCGAGATGATTTACGGAAAAGGCTTAGATGCTACCAATTCAAATAAAAAGCCTGACCAATACGCTCAAATGAAGTCGTTATTTAATAATGATTGTGTAAGAAAATTATGCTATGACTTAAAATTAATGGGACAATGTGCTGTGCAAGTTATTTATTCTAAAAACAGAGCTAAGATTGTACAATTAGAACATATGCCTATCGAGACTTTGAGAGCTGAAAAGTGTAACGAAAAAGGAGAAATAGAGGGTTACTATTATTTTAGTGATTGGTCAAAGTACAAGCGAGGAAACGAACTAAAAAGAATACCTGCATTCGGAACTTCTAAAGAGGGATTAGAAATACTTTATATTAAACCTTATAGAGCAGGTTTTAAGTATTATAGTCCTGTAGATTATCAAGGTGGTACACAATACGCTGAATTAGAGGAGGAGATTTCTAATTTCCATTTAAACAACATACTAAACGGACTTGCACCAAGTATGTTAATTAACTTCAATAATGGAACTCCTGATCCTGAACAAAGAGAAATGATAGAAAGAAGAATCTACGAGAAATTCTCAGGCAGTTCTAATGCAGGTAAATTTATTTTAGCATTTAACGACAATCCTGAAACAGCTGCAAGTATAGAGCCTGTTCAGTTAAGTGATGCACATCAACAATACGAGTTCTTAAGTAACGAAAGTTCTAAAAAGATTATGGTAGCACACAGGATTGTAAGTCCTATGTTATTTGGTATTAAAGACGATACAGGTCTTGGAAACAACGCAGATGAATTAAAGACAGCATCTATACTATTTGACAACTTAGTAATTAAGAGCTTTCAAGGACTTTTAATAGACCACTTTGACCAAATACTTGCTTTTAATGATATCTCTTTGCATTTGTACTTTAAAACGCTTCAGCCACTCGAATTTGTAGACTTAGAGAACGTACAAGATGAAGAAACAAGAGAAGAAGAAACAGGTGTTAAATTAAAAAAGATAGATGGCGAAGATGTTTACCCTACTAAAGAACAAGCTATAGAAAAAGCTAAAGAGATGGGATGTGAGGGTTACCACGAACACGAAGAAAACGGAATGACTTGGTATATGCCTTGTAAAGATCATTCAGAAGCACAAGATTTATCAGAGGATGACTTTAGAGACAACATAGCGCAAGAGCTTATTGACTTAGGAGAAGATGAAGAAGAATTACTAAACGACTTTGAATTAGTAGATGAATCACAAGTAGACTATGAGTTTGATGATGAGATGGATGAGCTTATAGAGAATGCTAACGAGCAGATTAATTTAGCAAGTACAGGAAGTGCAAAGCCTTATAGAGAAAGCAAACAAGATGGTAAAACACCTGCAAGTAAATTATTAGGTTATACATTTTTAGTAAGATACAAATACGCACCTGAAAGAGTAAAAAGAACATCAAGAGAGTTTTGTAAAAAAATGGTAAGTGCTAAAAAGGTGTATCGTAAAGAAGACATAAAAGCTATGGATCAAAGAGCTGTAAATGCAGGATTTGGTAAAGGTGGCTCAGATACTTATTCTATATGGTTATATAAGGGAGGAGCAAGATGTCATCATTATTGGTCTCGTAGAACGTATCTTAGAAAAGATGGTAACAAGAGTTTAGGTAAAAAGTTATATGATTCAGAAGCTAAGAGGCGAGGTTTTATAGCACCTAAGAACGCAAAGAAAGTAGCAATAAAGCCAAAGGATATGCCTTATAGTGGATATACAGCAGCATACGCTAAGAAAATAGGAATAAGTAGATAATTATGGCAACAGTATTATTCATATCAAGAACAGATTTAGTCAAGAATAGTATCATTGATGGCAATGTTGATACAGATAAATTTATACAGTTTATCAAGTTAGCGCAACAAATCGAAATAAGAAACTACTTAGGAACTAAACTATACAACAAAATAGGAGCAGACATAGCAGGTGGAGGTCTTACAGGAAACTATCAAACCTTAGTAAACGAATATGTACAACCTATGTTAATATGGTTTGCACAAGCAGAGTATATTCCTTATGCAGCTTATCAAATAAAAAATGGTGGTGTATTTAAGCATACAAGCGAAAACTCAGAATCAGTATCTAAGAGTGAAGTAGACTTCTTAGTAAACAAAGCAAGAAACACAGCAGAGTATTACACTCAAAGGTTTTTAGATTACATTAACAACAACAGTAATTTATTTCCTGAGTATAATCAAAATCAAGGTGGCGATGTTTATCCTGATTCAGATGCTACATTTAACGGATGGGTATTGTGAGATACAAACCAAAAGAAAAAAATATAATTAAACTAAAACAGTATTTAAATGGCAAATACGATAAATTGGGGAAAATCATACAGCGAGAGTTATTGGGGCAACGCAACCTCAACGATTGATTGGGCAGATGTTTACCAAATAGAATACCACACTTCTGATCTTAACAGGAGAGTGCAGATATACGAGAACAACACAATGACCATACAACTATTAGAAAACTTAGAAGATTAAGATATGAGTTTATTAAAGAAAGCATCCATAATAACCACACCTACAGCTTATGCTGAGGACTACTTATATTCTATAAAACCTGCTCAATCATTAGGAGAAAATTTAGATGTGTTACCAAGCGCTGATTCAGCAGTAGGAAATCATTACAAATTTAGTCCTTATGGAAACAATACTATACAATATGTAAATGGCGAAACAATAATTACCTATGTAGATAATACAAGTGGTGCTTTTCATTATTTTCAAACAAGCTATAATTTATCACAAAATCTAACGGTTGGCAGGAGATATAAAGTCGAAATAAATTTTAAAGTTAACACAGGTAGTTTTAATTGGCAATATTATACAGGAACAAGTACTATTTCTTTAGAATCAAGCACTAACACAGATTTTCAAACAATTAGTTACAGTTATACAGCAGGACACGCAAGTAATACTTGGGTAAGAACTCAAAATTTTACAAGTGGTCAAATTGTAACTGTAAGAAAAATTACTATTCAAGAAGTAACAGATGCCGACTTTGACTTTGACAGAAACTCAACAGGAACAAGAGTCAATGAAGATTATTTAATAGAAGATGTGCCTTATAATATAGTAACTTATAGTGAAGACTTTAGTCAATGGCAATTATTTAATGTTACAGTAACATCTAATTCACTAATAAGTCCTGATGGCTCGTTAAACGCAAGTAAACTTGTCGCAACAAGTGGTCTTTCAAGTAAAGCGATTGGTCAAGGCATAACTGCAAATATTTATACTGCTTCTGTGTTTGCTAAAAAAGGAGAGTTTGAGGGTTTATTTATTGCTACAGGCACGACAGGAGCGTTTTTTAACTTAAACACATATACTTACAGAACTCATTATACAAGTCCTCCTACAAGTTATAAAATTGAAAATTATGGTAATGGATGGTATCGTTATAGTGTAACATTTACTCAAATTGGCAACAACAGTTTATATATCGGACCAAACGATAACGTAAGCACAATTCTTAATATTACAGGAGATGGCTCAAAAGGAATTTATATATGGGGCGCACAATTAGTAAAAGGCGACCAAGCAAAAGACTATCTAAAAACAACAGACAGATTAGACATACCAAGAATAGATTACACAAACGGAGAGCCGAGTATCTTGCTTGAGCCTCAGCGACAGAATTTAATTACATATTCTA